CTTGCTTCTAATTTTTTTATAAAAAATAATCAAACTTGGTCTGACATTTCTATGACAGGTTCTAACAACGGTGCGTTAGTAGGACCCGTGACTATTTCAGGAACGATCACCATACCAGCAGGGAGTACATTCGTAATTTTATAATGAGCAAACTAGAAACCAATACTATTGATACCGTATCAGGAACAACGACCTTACAAATAGGAAGTACGAATACCAATACGATTACATTAGGTGCTTCAGGGGACACGATTACGGTTCCAACAGGTGCTACTTTTTCTGCACCTAATATTGCTAATAAACCTTCGTTTTTAGTAAAACTAGGTCCTAATCAAACTCTAACAGATAATGTTACAACTAAAATTCAATTTGGAACGGAAATCTATGATACAGATTCTGTTTTTGATAGTACAACCAATTACAGATTTACAGTACCTACTGGAAGTAATGGTAAATATCAAGTTAATTTAGTTGCTGGTTTACTTGGTTCAGGAAATACAATTCAAGATGTATCTTTATTTATTTATAAAAATGGTTCAGCACTTGTACAAGAAAATTATATTCCAAGTGCAACAAATCCTCAATCAGGTATGACTATTTCTATTGCAATTGCTTTAGATTTAGTTGCAACAGATTATTTAGAAGGATATGCAAGAATTAATGATACTTCAGGTTCTCCTTTTGTTGATGGAGAAACAGGTGTTACATCAACATATTTTAATGCATATAAATTAATAGGAGATTAAGATGGCAAACGGAACATTAAAAGTATCTAACATACAAACTTCCTCTGGATCAGGTACCATTACCATTGGTCAAAGTGGGGAGACGGTTAGCTTTCCTACAGGTGTTAATTTATCAGGAAACGGGATAACGAATACTCCTGCTTTTGAAGCATACGCAAGTTCAACACAAACTTTGACAAATGATGCTTGGGTTAAAGTTACTTTTGCTACTGAAACTTATGATACAGATAGTGCATTTGCTTCAGATAAATTTACAATACCAAGTGGTCAAGCTGGAAAATATTATATTTATAGTTCTATAAGATTAAATTCTACTGTAACAAATGACATTGCAGACGCATATCTTGGTTTGTATAAAAATGGTACTTTACTTCGATATACTCAATTTTCAACATTGACGGTATTTGATATTAATGTAGTTACACTTTCTTATGCTACCGTTTTAGATGCTGCAGTTGCAGATTATTATGAAATATATGCTTATGTAGATACAAATAGTGGAACACCAAGAGCAGCTAATGATAGCAATTTCGGTGCATACAAATTATTAGGAGCATAGATTATGACAAGTATTTTAAAAGTAGATAGTTTACAAGATTCTGGTGGCAATCAGATATTGTCGTCTGATGGTGCTGGTAACATTACTTACACAACGGGTGCTACTGGAATGGGTAAAGTTTTACAAGTTGTTACTGATACAATTAATACAACTACAACAACAAGTTCAACAAGTTTTGTTGACACTGGATTAAGTATAAATATAACTCCTTCATCTACTTCAAGTAAAATTTTAATTTTAGTAAGTGCAAGTGGTTATGTAGCTGCAACTGCAACAATGTATTTAACTATTGCAAAAGATGGAACAAACGTAGCTGGTTCTAATGGTTTTGGTTATTTATATTCAGGAGGTGCAGCTGGTGATGATATTGTTGCTGGATTTACTGCACTTCATTTATCTTCTCCTAACACAACTTCTTCCGTTAATTATAAAGCACAGTTTAGGTCAGGAGATACTAATATTGTTTATATAAGTAATGGAAATGTTGTAAGCACAATATTAGCAATGGAGATAGCAGGATAATGATTATAGAATCAATAAAAAAAATAAATCCAACAGCACAAGTAACTGTGAGAGGAAATGATTTAGCTACTTGTGAAATAGAATGGCACAATGGAACAACACCAATTTCTAAAGAAGATATTAAAGCTATGATACCCATTGTAGAACAAGAAATCAAAGACGCAGAAGCAAATAGATTAGCAAAAAAAGAATCCGCTAAAGCGAAACTAGCTGCATTAGGTCTTGACGAAGAAGAAATTAAAGCGATTATAGGAGCATAACATGGCAATTACACGAATTACAAACATAGCAAACACCATTCCAGATGCTTCCATCGCGAATGAAAAACTATCGGATATTGTTAATTTTAAAAATATTATTATTAACGGAGATATGAGTATTGCTCAAAGAAGCACAAGTGTAGCTGGAATTACTACTTCTGGTTATAATACATTGGATAGAATAAGAGTTCAAATTGGAACTGCTGGAACTTGGACACAATCACAATCAACTGATGTTCCAACAGGACAAGGTTTTGCAACTTCATTAAAAATGGAATGTACTACTGCAAATGCAAGTTTAAATACTAATAGTGATTTACAAATACAACAAAGACTTGAAGGTCAGATGTTACAATATTTAAAAAAAGGAACTGCTAATGCTGAAAGTGTTACAGCATCATTTTGGGTTAAATCAAATAAAACTGGAACTTATATTTATGAATTAAGAGATTTAGATAATAGTAGATCAATTTCAAAATCTTATACAATTAATTCAGCAGACACTTGGGAAAAGAAAACAGTTACTTTCGCTGGTGATACTACTGGTGTTTTAGATAATGATAATGCAGAAAGCTTTAGAATAAATTTTCATTTAGCGGCTGGAACAGATTTTACATCTGGAACTTTACAAACATCTTGGGGTTCAACAGTAAATGCTAACAGAGCAGTAGGACAAGTCAATCTTGCAGACGCTACATCTAATTATATCAACATCACAGGCGTACAATTAGAGGCAGGTGATACAGCATCCGAGTTTGAGTTCTTACCTTATGATGTGAATTTAGGAAGATGTCAAAGGTATTATACGAAATCATATGAAGATGGTACATTTGCTGGAGCTAGTACAGGATATGGTGGTTTATTTGGTGGAAGATTAGCAAATTCTTATGGCAATCAACCTGTTCAATATCGTTTTTTTACAAAAATGAGAGTGTTACCAACTGTTACAAGTTATTCCTTAACAGGAACAAGTGGAGCAGTTTCAGATACAACAACTACAGCAGGATCTCCTTCTTCAGACGTTTCAGTTACTTTGGCAAGAATAAGTCAGTCTGGCATAGGATATTTCGTTGGTTGGACAGGAGCAGGTGGATCTGGTTGGGGTTTTCAATTTACAGCAGATGCGGAGTTATAATTATGATTACTAGTGTAGAAAAAATTTATTATTTAAATGATGATGGTACAAAAACAAATGTTTTTTCAAACGTATATAAAGTTATATTTGCAAATGGAATTATATCAAATGTACCACTAGACGAAGCAAACACAGATTATCAAGCGATTCAAGAATGGATTGCCGCAGGCAACGAAGTAATCGATAACGGAGCGTAGCCATGTACTTCGGGGCGGTATCGTTTTCCGAAGCGCCTTTCGCTTCCGAGGCTATATTTGATGTCAATGTAGCAGTCACAGGCTCTCAAGTTAATACATCCGTTGGAAATGTTACCGTCGTTGGTAATGCTCTTATCTTACCTAATGGTAATCGATATAATTTAGCTACAGGAACGGTAACCGTTCAAGCGAATGCAAATATACCTGTTACAGGAAATCAAGTTAATCTTGGAACGGGAGCAGTTACCTTCTCGATTAGTAGTGTTGTTCCGATAACAGGAAATCAAGTTAATACCGCTATTGGTAATGTAGTTATCACTGCAGATGCCAATGTTTCCGTTGTAGGTAATCAAGTTATTCTTCGAACAGGAGATCCAACCATTATTGGAAATGCCTTAGTAGAAGCAACAGGCAGTGCTTTGGATCTTGCAACAGGAACCGTAACAACTGCAGCAGGGGCCGTTGTTTCTGTAACAGGGAATCAACTTAATACTTCTGTTGGTAATGTAACTACCATTGCCAATGCCGTAGTATTACCAAATGGTAATCGATTTAATATTGGTACAGGAACCGTAACCGTATCCGCAGATGCAAATCTATCAGTCACAGGAAATAGACTTAATATAAGTCTTGGAAATGCAACAGCTAAAGCAAATGCAACTGCAATTGTAACAGGCAACCGATCTAATTTAACCACTGGATCCGTGACAATTGTGGCAAAAGCAAATATAATACCAACAGGTACTCAATTGAATATAGGAACAAGTCAACCTAATATTAGAATATGGAGTTCCATTGAACCAAACGTAAATCAAATTTGGGTAAGGATACCTACACCGTAAGGATATATTATGTTTTTTGGAGCTAGTACATTTTCTCAAGTCCCATTTTCCGATGCAGGAATTATTGGTAATAGCACGGTTGCAACGCCTAATGGAAATAGATTTAATATTAGTATTGGCAATATAACTACTATTCCTGATCAAAAAATTGGGGTTACAGGGAATCGATTTAACCTTGCAACCAACCCTGTTTCTGTTATAGTATGGAACGGAATAGTACCAGGAGTAAGTCAAATATGGATCCCAATTGATCCGGAAGAATAAAAACATATGGCATCAACATATTCAAACGATTTAAAATTAGAGCTTATCACCACAGGAGAAAAATCAGGAACCTGGGGTACTATTACGAATACGAATTTACAACAACTGGAACAAGCAGCTTCTGGTTATTTAAGTTTAGATGTAGCATCTTCTAATGTTGCACTATCATTAGCGAATGGTGCAGTATCCAATGGAAAAAATTTATATTTTAAACTAACAGGAACATTAACTGCAAACCGAACAGTTACTATGCCGGATGGAGCAGAAAGAGTGTTTATTGTAGAGGACGCTACGGATAGAACTTCTTTTTTCTATACTCTAACCGTTAAAACCTTATCAGGAACAGGAATCACACTTCCTGTTAAGTCTACGAATTTACTTTATTCCGATGGAACAAATGTTTCTTTAGGATTAAGAAAAAAAGGATATATTACACCTGGTTCTACTTATAATACAGTAAATGGAGACCAAGTATTAATTGATACTTCAGGAGCTGGAATCGGGGCTCCAGTAACTATTAATTTACCTGCTTCACCAGCTATAGGTAATGAAGTTACTTTTATTGATAGTGGAAATGCTTTCGGTTCAAATAATTTAACCATTGGAAGAAATGGTTCCAATATATTGAGTTCTGCTTCTGATTTAGTAGTGTCTACTAATGGAGCAGCCTTTACTTTGGTATATGTCAATGCAACAAGAGGCTGGGCATATAAAGATAAAGTATAGGAGGTTAGATGCCTCTTCAGCAGGTTAAATTTTTACCAGGAATTGATAAACAAAATACCGTAGTGGGAGCAGACAACCGTTGGGTTGATTGTGATAATGTACGATTTCGTTATGGCCTTCCAGAAAAAGTTTCGGGTTGGGCTTCTTTAATTACTGATACTATTGTGGGCGTTTGTAGAAAGGAACATGCCTTTGTAGATATATCGGGAAATCGATATGTTGGATTAGGTACCGATAAATTTTTATTAATTTATTTTGAAGGTCAACTCTATGACATTACACCCATTCGTACTACCTTAGCGGGAGCAACCATTGCAACAACAGATACTTCAACACTTTGTACGATTACAACAGGAACGGATCACGGTTTAATTGTTGGAGATATTGTATTATTAGATAATGTAACTTTACCTGCTGGTACAGGTTATGTAGATGCAGATTTTGAAGATAAATTATTTCAAGTTACAGGTGTTTCATCCAATACCGTATTTACAATTACTCAAAGTACAGCTGCAACTGCAACCGTATCTACGGGTGGAAGTATGGATGTAAAACCTTATGAGAATGTAGGTCCTGCAGAACAATCCTATGGTTATGGTTGGGGAACAGATAGCTGGGGAGCAGGTGGATGGGGAGATGCGTCTTCTGCACAAGATGTTGTCCTAGAACCTGGTCTTTGGTCCTTAGATAATTATGGTCAAGTACTCATTGCAACGATTGCTAATGGTAAAACGTTTACTTGGAATGCTGGAGCGGTAGCACCTTTAACGGTTAGAGCTTCTACCTCTACTTCTGGTTTTTCTACTTCTGCTAATCCAACTGCAACTAGATTAAGTTTAGTATCTCCTACGACTCGACACTTAATTCATTTTGGAACCGAAACAACAATCGGAACTCCATCTACGCAAGATGATATGTTTATTAGATTTTCGGATCAAGAAAATATTAATGACTATGCTCCGACCGCTGTCAATACAGCTGGAACGTTTAGATTACAAGATGGAACCAAAATTGTGGGTGCTATAAAAGCAAAAGAAAATATTCTCGTTTGGACGGATAATGCTTTATATACCATGAAGTATATTGGTGCTCCTTTTACGTTTGGATTTGAACAAGTAGGAACGAACTGTGGTTTAATTGGTAAAAATGCGGTTATTGAAATAGATGGTGTTGCCTATTGGATGGGTACTAATGGATTTTTTGCATTTGATGGTACAGTTAGATCTTTACCATGTTCCGTAGAAGACTATGTGTATGATCAAATTGATGTGACGAAAGGACAGCAAATTGCGGCAGGTATTGATAACTTACATACCGAAGCGATTTGGTATTATACTTCTACTTCTTCTGATTTTAATGATCAATATGTGGTGTTTAATTATGGAGAAAGTTCTCCTCAATTACCTATTTGGTATATTGGAACGGAAGCAAGAACTTCTTGGATTGATGCAGTAGTCTATCCTAATCCTTTTGCAACGAAATATAATAGTAGTGCAACAGGAACTTTTCCAGTCATTGTAGGACAAAGTGGATTAGGTCAAAGTATCTTATTTGAACATCATGTAGGAACGGATCAAGTAAATCCAAATGGAACAACCACTGCGATTACTTCTACCCTAACTTCGTATGATTTTGATTTAGATGTACAAGGAACGAATGGTGAATTTTTTTTAGCAATGCGAAGATTTATTCCTGACTTCAAAGATTTACAAGGAAATATACAAATGACACTAGCTGTTAAAAATTATCCTTCTCAATCTAGTACAAATACTGCATTGAGTCCTTTTACGATTACACCTTCTACGACTAAAATAGATACCAGAGCAAGAGGAAGATTTGCAAATGTTACCATAGCCAATACAGGAATCAGTGAAAATTGGAGATTTGGAACTTTACGATTAGATTTACAACCGGATGGTAGAAGATAATGACAAAAATTGTAGTACGATTACCAGAACCAAAACAAGAGTACGATGTTTCTAACCAAAAACAAATTAATAGAGCCATTCAAGCGATTGTGGAACAATTAAATTCTACCTATTTACAAGAATTAAAAGAAGATAGTGAACGATATGCTTGGTTTAAAGGTGGTGGAGGTGATTGTTAATGAGTTGTTTTAATGTAAATAGAGAACTACCTTTTGGTTTAGATGTTGCAGCAGGTAAGATACCTGGTGTTAATGCTTTTTATAAATTTGGAGATAATCCTGCAATTACTAATGTAGAAGAAACTATTTAGACACA